AGTAAGACCAGTTCTGGTTCCTTTGTATTTTCTATTGTATGTTCCCATTATTTTTTCTTACCCTTTTTCTTTTTAGACATTGCTTTTTTAATCGCCATGCCTCTTTTCTTTTCATAGGAAGAAATCTTTCCGTCTTTATTCAAATCCATTTTAGATTTTTCCATGCGTCCTTCACCGGAACCGGCTCCGTCCATCATTTTATTTTTTTTCATGTTCTACCCTTTTATTTTAATGACCATCATGCCACTCATCATCATGGGTGTTTCTTGCATGTCATCGCTGGTAATTTCTTTTCCTGGTTTATTCATAGCTTCAACGAGCATTTCATCATCTCTAAGACAGCTAGGATATTTGTCATAGAAACGATCATCCTCTTCCACTAAAGCTTTCGCATAATTAGGTCTAGATTTCGCCGGCATGGGCTTGGTCGCTTTGTACATACTTGCCATAGCGATACTATAACTATTTTTGTCTAACTGTAAAAGGACTTTTTATGTAATAATCGATAGGGTTTATCGTCCCATTCATCATCTTCCGGATCGTTCGGGTGAGAAACTAAATAGTTATCTCGTATAAGCTGCCAAGCTTGAGTTGATGTATCAACTAAGTCATCATGTTTTCCATAAGGAAAGGAAGCACATTCTTCAATTAAATCTTCTACCCACGATTCATTAGGGACCCAAATTAATCCTGTCTCTAACATGGAAGCTACGACATGTGCTCTTGAAACTTTATCTCGATCGGGTGTAAATTCTTTTACAGGAATTCCTGCTCTTCGTAAATCTTGAAGTAAGCTTTGTCCTGATGCTCGTTTCTCGACTAAAACGACATCGGGCTTCCAATCGAAAAATGATTGTTGAGCCTCTTTTCGTAGTTCAGGATACTCGACACGATTACGCCAAGCTTCTAGTAAAATTATACAAGCTTGATCTTTTCCTTTTTCATCTGTATGCGTAAAGACACCCCAAGTCGTTCTCGCTGAATAGTCAGCAGTTTGTCTTGCTGAAAAAGCAGTATCCCAAGATTGTATGATTGAATGACATCTAGGAAATCTTTTCTTATCCCATATACGCCACCAATCTCTTTTTAAAATTTGTCCTTGTTCCGCACTTGGCTTCTGCTGGTATAAACTTTGCCAAACTCTTTCTCCGACTGTCGCTTGAATCTTTTTTAATTTTTCTACAGGATAGGCTTCGGGCCAGAGAGCATCACCGTTAGCATTAATCGCAGGTAAGTCTAAAACTTTCCACTGACCCGGTTCATTTTCTAAAACGAAACCTGCTAAATCTTCTTCGTGCCATCTCGTTTGAATGATGATTACTTTTCCGCCTGGCATTAATCGTGTGAAAGCGACTGACTTATACCATTCAATAAGATTCCTTCTTTGAACTTGAGATTCCGCATCTTCACGCCCTTTTATGGGATCATCAATAATGAGTAAGTGAGCACCACGACCGGTAATAGCACCGCCCGCACCAACCGCTGAGTACGTTCCGCCATGAACTGTGTGAAAACGTTTCGCTGAAGTAGAATCTTCTCGTAAAGCTACATTCGGAAAAACTTTGAGGAACTCTTCCGATTTGACGTGGTTACGAACCTTGCGTCCAAAATCATCAGCTAGTTCTTGAGCGTAAGTCGATTGAATAATAAATTTTTTAGGATTACGACCAAGGAACCAGGCAGGAAACATCTCGGAACATAACATAGACTTTCCATGTCTTGGTGGCATGAAAATTGCTAAACGATCAAATTCATCTCGTTCTAAAGCTTCCAAATTTTTAGCGATTAATTGTATATGAGCAGGAGTACTATAACCATTATACATGTGTTGAGCGAAATTTAATATGGAAGTTTGTGCTCCAGATACTTCCTGTTTTTCTTTTTGACTTTTTATTACTAAAAATGCTTTCTCTCGAATCTCTTGAGGAGCACTTTTATCCAGTAATATTGCTTCAGCTTTTTGTAGTATCTCTAAGTTCATAAAAAAAACTTTCTATGAACTTAAAAATTTTTTGACAGTATCCAGATGATAACAATAATTCCTAGTGGTAAATAAATACGTCTTGAAACACTTAACTGAGCAGGTAGCCAAGTCCATAGCATTTCCATTTTTTCAATTATTTTTTTCATGGCTATACCATACACTTTTTTCAATATTATTCAATATACGAAATTTATACACATAAAAGCCATTTGTTCACTGTTTACTCCGTCTTTACAGCACCTGAAAAAATTTTTTTAAACTTTATACGAAAGTTTTACGATTAAACTTAATACGATTTTTTTAAGAAAATTTTTTAGGAATTAGAAATAAAAAAAGAGAGAGGAATTTCTTCCTCTCTCTTCTAAGTATTATTTTAGAATTATAACTTATTTACTTCTTCTAAAGCTTTATTATTTAAAGATAATAATTCTTTATAGTTAGGAATATTATTATTATCTTTTAAGAATAATAAATTTAAATTAATAGTATCTAAGTATCTAAGTTTATTTTCTTTTTTTAGATTTCCTAAATCTATCGAATAGATAGTTTTTAGTTTATTAGTATTATAATCGTAATCGTCTTTATTCATAGAATTTTTCCATGAATTTTCGATAGTAGTAGAAAACTTATAATTTTCTAATCTTTCGAAAGACTTTCCTTTCTTATCGTTTACTAATCTATGAAGAATTAAATTATCTTTAATTCTTATTAAAGAAGAGGGAAATTTATTTAATTTTCCTTTTCCTTTTTCTTCTACTTTTTTAGTTTCTTTATTCATTTTCTTTTTCCTTTCTTTATTCTTTATATTAAAGAATATTTATATTTATATTTTATTTTTTAAAAAAAGTAAATACTTAATTTAAAAATAATTATTATTAAAATTAGATATATTATTTCTTTCATAATTTCCTTTCTTAATTCTTTATAATAAAAAATTTTTTATCTTAAAACAATTATAATTTAAAGCAGAGCATTTTTATATCAAAGCAGTAGCAGAGCAGTAGCAGAACAAAGACAAGAGCAAAAACAATCGTATTGTTTATTGTTAATTGTACCTAGTTGTACATACGTGTACCTAGCTTCCTCTTCAACCTCTACTTCGGTTATAGGGATTGACACAACTGCCACAACCACAACTTTCGGATCAGCCTTGATCCCTTTACCACAAGAAAAAAAATGGGGGCCGAAGCCCCCGAATTTTAATTATAACTTGTTAACTAATGCTGTTAATTCTTTCACATTCTTTTCCATTTGAGGTGAAAGTTTGACATCCTTAAATTCACTAAGGAATGCTAAATATAATTCCTTGTGGTCTTTTTTAAGATACCTAGCTATTAGTACGTTAGGCTTTTTAAATTTTCCATTTGACATGGAATCATAAGAAATATCTACTGTACGATATCCCTGTTCAAAAGCTTCCTTGATAGTGGTTGCTTTCATAGCTTTCTCATAAATGGCATGAGATTTACTTCCCTGTTGCTTCGGGTTAACTAGTCTAAAAAGACATATATCGTTTCCGATTTGGTTAACAGTTCTAGGAAGTTTATTTTCTTGTTTTTTCATTTTTCTTTCTCTCTTTCTTTGTGGTTTTATTTTACTACGATTAAATACAGAAGTAAACATCTTTATTTTAAAGATGTCATTTTTATTTTTTATATAAACTGGATCAGAGTTGTACCTAGTTGTACCGACGTGTACATCCATGTACCTGGGCTCCTGCTTCTAGGTTCTTGCATCATTATGCTCGATGACACAGCCACAACCACAAGCCACATGGTGCATCAACCACAGGTCACTGTGGGTTGCTGTAGGATGCTTTTAGGGAATCGAGGTAATTGACTATGTCGTCCTCGCTCATAGTGTCTAGGTTTGTTGTTTTGATTTCTTTCTTATCCACAAGGTACCCTAACATTTGGGCCTTGAGTCTTGCAGCTTGCACCGCTGCACCAATTTGCCCTCTTTCTCGAGCTTCTTGGATCATGGCATCAATCGATTCGATCTCCTTGTCCATAGTATGAATGGTCTGTTGATGTTGAAGAGAGCGTAAACGATCCAGGGCCTTCTTAATTTTATCTTTCTTTAGTAGGCGTGTCGCTTGAACGTGCGCTGCAGATTGAGCATAACCAGCTTCCAAAGCCGCTTGTTTCTTACCTAAACCTTGAAATATGAATTCAACAAACTTCTTTTCTTTATCTGATAAAATCTTATTTTCTGCACTTGTAAAGTCTATAATATTATCGGGTCCTTTATCCATAGAATTATCTATAAACTAAAAGGCCCGATAAGTAAATACTAGGTTTTTATATTAATAAGGGTGGTCATCGTATGAACTAAAGATCGTGTTAGGGACGTTTAACCCTCCGGTTAAATCTAATTCTAATTCCTTGACTATGTATTCTAATCCTGAATGACCAGATAACTCTCTAGCTTCAGCTATTGCAGATTTAGAATCAGGGAATAAAACGAAATGCGATATCTTTTCTTTGTCCATATCGTATTCTACGAATCCACTGTTTTTATCTGCCCATGCTAAAGTAGGAACTGTTATATATTTATGGACAGCATCTTCATTATTTAAGTCTTTATGACTAATAGAAGTATTGTCGGAATCGATATTGAATATTGCATACACTTTCATCTTTCGACCTTTCTTTTTAAAGTTTCTTTATTATAAAATTTTAAAAAGCATTTTTAAACAATTAAATTATTAAGTTGCTATCGACATTTTTCCTTGCTAAGTCTGCGTACCAAATAATCCATTCGGAAGGTTTAATGCATGTCTTAAATCTAGCTGTAATAGTTTCCTTACCATCAAATAGTTCTACTAAGGTTTGTTCAGTACTAGGGTTGTAATGAAACTCAATGTTAGCATAGAAATCATCGACATCGTAGTTAATTTTACAATATTCAGTAAAGTCATCTTTCTCTGACTCTTTCATTTCATCATCACCGTTAAGCATTAATAGATTCATCTTGTGAATTATATGTTGGAAATCACTCATTGTTATCTTCCTCTGCTATACAAGGGTATTCACCCCAACTTGGTTTTAATTCTTCAATAGGGCATTTGAAAGGGTAGTTATATTGAAACCCTGGTAGATGATCTAATCTCATATCACTCACATCGGTAGATAATACATTAACCCAATACTTTTCGTTTAGGTCTTTAAGCTTTCTGATAGTGGCGTTTATTATTGCCATATACTTAAAAGCTTGTATTCTGTATTCTGCTTCATTAGAGTTTACTGTAAGCATGTTACAAGTAGACACGTCTATTTCTACATCGTTATACATTTTTCTATTTGTTTTCATTTCTTTCTCCTTTTGTTTTATTATAAACTATTAATCGTCAGATGAAACCTCTTTATTATCATCAGGAAGATATTTCTTGTCTCCTAATGCTCTGCGTCTTTGTTTCAATTCCGTAAA